TTGATTCGGCAGCGCTTTCCTGCGCCAGCTTCGAAATACATCAAGTCAGCTCCGCCCGTCAGGGTCTTCTTGCCAGTCGTGGCAACGAAGGCGCGACCTCGTTCAGCGTACTCCGTATGCCTTCCTATTGCTATCTGTCTGGGGCCTTTGCTCGACATTTTCTCACCTACCTACGGTGAATCGGGATCCCGAAAGTGGGAAACAATGGGGAATTTAGCGAGCCTAGTATGCGGGCGGCTCAGCGTATTCGACCAAGCAACCTTTGACGCGCAGAAGCGTTGTGGCTTGGCATGTGAGGTCTAGTTCTATGTGCACCCATGAGTTATCGTCAATGTAGAGGGCTACGCTCGGAGTGACTGCGACTCGGTGTTCTGCGACTGTGATCATGTTGGCATCGCTGATATCTTTGGTGAATGTGATCGCTGTGCTTGAGGGCGCTACTCCATCCGCGGGCAATGTGCCCTTTCTCAATCGAACCGCTGTCGCTGTTGCGGCTAGGGTTGCGATCTGATAGAGTAGGTGAATCCGCTGAATCTTGATCTTCGATCCGGGGCGGATTCGGAATTGCAACTCAAGCGGAAAGACTATTGTGGGCGTCTGAGCTGCGGCTGTCTTTTCCTTGTAAGCTACGTTCGACGCGATTGCGTCTGACCATGTTCCCGTGATGTAGACCCCTGCCACGGGATGAATGAAGAATCTCGCACCACGCGGGAATCCTACCATCTCTCATCGACCTCTCTAGGCTGCGTTGTAGAGTCTTGCCATCTTCGAGGTGCCGGTCGTGGTCGCGGGCCAGTTGTTGTTATTGTAGGTCTGCGCTACGGCTTGGGTCTTGTCAACGAGGGTCGAGAACTTCTTGATCACGAAGGGCTGCTGTAGCGTTGTCTTCGCGAGCATCTCCATCGTGCTGTCCAAGAGTAGCCTCTGGGCGAGGAACTTGGTGTCAAGCATTAGGATCTCGCGGGATCCCGCTGCGTAGTTCATGAACTTGCTCGCGACTATTGGCATGACTCCGTATGGTGTCGCCCATGCGAGAGCCTTGAGACCCCACGCGATCTCGGTCTCAGGGTTCACATATCGGACTAGCGACATCATCAGTTGCTTGATCTTCTGCCATGTCACTAGGTCAGTCATCGCCAAGTTGGGCTTGACGTTGAGCTGAACCATCGCAGCTATGGCAGCGTCAATGTCTGCGTCTGTGACATCAGCCCCGTTGAGGTTGATGTTCAGCGAGTTCGCAGTCTGCGAAGTGTAGATCTCAGCTCTGGCTCCGACAAAACCGTTAGCTGACGCTCCCGCAGGAGATGAGCCGTTGATCAGCTCGTTCTCCCAGAGCTCGTTCAGGCTCCAAGTCTTGTTTCGGATCTCGAGAGCCCGGGCATCTCTTGTCGGGTACTGGCTTGCGAGCGCCGCTAGAGAGAAGTCAGTCCATCCTCCCCATGACGTCGCAATAGCGAGGGCCTTCGTTGCGCTGGCATAGGTGTCGCTGACTGGTGTTTGAGCAGCCACGGTTTCAGTCACAAAGGCTGCCGCGCCTCTAGCGGTCAGCACGTCATACGATGCGACTTTGCCGCGAGCCGTCTCTTGCGGAAGAAGCTCCATCAGTGGGCATTCCTTCCGCGTGGTGTCTATGATCTCTTGGTCAGTTGTGGTGTGGATGATTGCGGCTGTGGAGTCTAAGACTCCCTTTGTCTTGATAGCGTTGCCCCAGATCTTCTTGCGAATCCAGCCGAGGTACATCTGTCGGAAGTCTTTCCCAAGTTCACCGTTGGGCTTCAAGCCCTCGTAGATCACGGTGCCCTCTGGGAAAGCTGCGAGGCCGACCATGTTGGCTAGGATATCCGCAGGCGTTCCGATCGGGGAATCTCCGAACTGTGGCATTCCTTCAAGTTTCTGAGACATCTCTTCTCAGACCTCCTATCCTACGACTGCGAGTTGAGATTCGAGGCTGCCGTCGTCATTCTGCATGGCTCGTTGCCTTTCGACTGATTCGGATATTGCTCCGGCGTACTCTGCGAAGCCTTTCCGAACTACAATCTTCTTGGCAACTGCGCGGTCAACTTCCTTCTTCACCAAGCCGACGATGGCTCGTTGAAGACCTTTGACCTTCTGAGTGTCTGTGTCCTCAATGTCTTCGTCTCCGACTTCGATTGAGGAAATGATGCGCTGTCTGTCGGGCTTGAGCTTGCCGGGCTTGACTTCTGGCGGCACTTGCTCGTCAGATGCAGATGAGCCCGGGCCCGGGCCTTCGTCCCATTCGATAGCTTCAGGTGTGTCTTCGTCAATTCCCTTGACTGTGACGCCAAGGGCTTTCGCGATCATGTTGGTGTTGCCCATGACGGCCTTGAGCATTCGCCCTGACGCCATAGCGTACTTCTCAAGTTTGACAAGTCGCTCGGCGTGATCCTTCAGAACAGCCCTCGCCTTCTCTAAAGCAGGATCTCCCCACTCTCCAATCGCGGTACTCGCTCGTTCTGGCGCTGTTGATCCAGTTTCGCGATCGTAGTCCTTGCGAGAGAATGGATACTGCATTTTTAGAGGGTCAGGCTCTTCCTCTGGTTCTTCCTCTGGCGATTCTGGTTCTGCTTCAGCTTCTAGTTCTGGCTCTGCTTCAGGTTCGTCTTCTGGTTCGACTTCGGGTTCCGCTTCTTTGCGAAGTGTTTTTGGCAATTTTCCTTCAACTCCTTTCATTCTTACAGATTGTCCAATCCAGCCGGGTCCTGCGACCTGAACTGGATAGAACTGTGACGAATTGGCGAACGCTTTCTGGTAGACGCGAGTGACTGTCGCGCCTTCATTCGCGGGAGCTCGCACCAGCGACGTCGCGAAATATTTTATGTCGCTGATGGCGTTCGCCAGTTTCCCACGAATGAACTTGACTCCTTCTTGGACAGGAATGAATTCCATTGAGAAGGCGTTGTAGAATCCGTTCTTGAGCTCATAGGCGATCTGAGGAAATTTCGGATGAGCCTTGTTGACTAGCATTCGAACCCAGAGCGCGGGGAATCCTTGATAGCGCATGATCTTGGAGGCCACGAATTTTCCGATCGGAGGCGTAGATTGATTCTCAGTCGGGCGAGCGTATGGTGATTCATGATCAAGCCAGACAAGATTGTGAGGCGACCTGATCATCTCATTCTTGGCTTTGACAAGGGCGGGGAGCTCGAGAACGTCTCCTTGAAGATCCTTGACTGGCATGGAAACGAATCCTTCAACGACAAGATCTCCGCGTTCAACTCCGCCGTAGGATTTGGTTGCGAGTTTGACGTCAATCGGAACGAAGATGCTGAATCTCTTGATCCTCGCGACTCCCTTCGGTTTGAAGGCAGGAGGCGGCTTGGGCTTTGTCGGAGTGCCCGGCGCTATCGGGACTTCTCCGACGCCTTGATGCTGCTCCTTGTGTTCGCCAGCGCGATATCTGAGCGCGTGTCTCTTCTCTCCCTCTTGCTCTTCTCGAACAGGATTGTCCTCTTCAGTCGCATAGGTGAGCTGCTGAGATTGCTTCCCGATCGGACAGGGCTTTCCTACTAGCTGCTGTTCTCGATCCTTTTGGAGCTTGAGACCTCTCTGGCGATCCTCAGCCTTTCGCTCGCCTTCTCGGAATCCACGTTCCCAATCCAGATTATGCGATGTCCACCCTCCGAAGTCCTTGAGCGCCCTCTTGATCAGAACCTTAGCGAGAAGATCCTTGACGCCTGCTCGTTTCAGAACTGAGTAGATGTCTCGAGCGGCTTTCTCAGCCTTGCGAGTCCGAGAGATCCGTTGTGCTGGCGTCATCACGTTATGCCAGATCTCTCCGACTGTTCCGCGTGTGGCCTCATCCAGTCGTTCCTCTTTCCAGTCAGGATGAGCTTTCCTGAGCCCCGCTCGAACCTCGCGGTACTTCTCGCTGAACCATCTCTTCGGAGGGCGCTTCGGCAAGAATGCGTCTACCTCTCGGCTTCGGGAATGAGAATTCGCTGCGCGGAAGTCTGGATATGTAACCTATTTTTTCGACTAGGTGCATTCGAAGGCGCGGCAGTCAGCGCAGAGCCAAATGAACTGTCTAGCGTCTCCGACGTTTCGGAATACGGCTCCCTGCTCGCGGGGCTTCCACTTTCGGCAGATCGGGCAGCGCAGGTTTGGGTTTTGCAGAATGCGGCGGATGGTATGGCGGTGAACTCGAAAGATCTTCGCGAGCTCGCTCAGGCTGTGATCTCGGCTCGCCAGATGAATGAGCAGGTAGTCGCGACTGGACAGTTTGCGTCTCCGATCGAGGCGTGGAAGGCGTGGCTTCAGTTGGTCGCTCGAATCGGCAGGGCTGCTTTCGTTCGTGCATGAGGACACAATGCCAGCGAGGTTCGGGGATTCCTTCAATCTTCAAGCCGCCAAGCGTGTGCACTCGGAAGAATTCGCATGAGTAACATTCAGGGCGGTAGGCACTCGAATCCTGCTGAGGTTTCGCTCCCCACGCAGCTTTGAGATCCATGATCGCGAGGCTGCGTTTCTCGTCAAGGATCCTCTCAGCCGTCTTCTCGAAATTTGTCAAAGGCTCCAAGCGCCCATCTATTGCGGTTCCGACATAGCTTATGGCTCGTTTTGGGCGTTAATACGAGTCCGTGACCGATAGCTTTAAGGACTTTCTGCCCCGCGCTTTAAGGCAAGGAAAAGGCGAGAGAATTGGGCGGATATGAGAAAAGAGACGTAGATTTAGGCGCGAGCGTTGCGAATGGCCGATTTTGTGGCGACCGAATTCGCGAAAGCGAGCGCCGAATCGAAGTCGTGCGTGCGGATGGGATGCGCCCGTGGGAAAGAGCTCGATGGATTGCCAAGCGCGAGAGCGCAGACAGGGAGGTGAGCAAGTGATGAAGAAATACGATGAGATGAGTTTCGACAGCATCGAGCGGCTTTCGAAACTTGGCGAAAATATGCCTTTGGCCGAGCGAGTCCTGCTGAGCGAGTTCGACCAATTCCGACAGCGCTTCCCGATTGACGCGGGGAGATTCGCAGCGATCGTGACCGAGGGCCGCTTGCATCAGGTCGCCAGCAACGTCTACGATGTCGTGCAAAACCGTGACCTCATTCGAAGCATCGTCTCGAATTTCGCGGAGCTAGGCTTGGAGAATTACCACGGCAAGATCGAGTCGTGGGATGGGCGAATCTGGGTTTCCATGACTTCGAGCGAGAAGCGTGAGCCAGTTCCCGGCGATCCTCATGCGTATGGATTCCGCTTTTGGAATTCCTACGATGGTTCGACGTCCGTGGGCTGCGGCTTCTATGTCCTGCGATTGATCTGCACGAATGGCCTTGTGGCTTGGCGTCGAGAGATGGCTCAGACCCATATCCATATCGGGATTTACGACGTCGCGAAGTGGCTCAGGAAAGCAATCGAAGCAGTCAGAGCGCAGCAGGTCAGTTTCGAGGCAGCGGTTCAGGCGGCAGCGTTGACCAGAATCGAGGCCGATCTTGATTCCGTGTACGAGCGCCTTGGAATCGGCCCGATGGTTCGCGACAAGATTCACCGCAACTTGGACATAGGCGTTGAGCATAGGACAGCCTACGACCTGATGAATGCAATCACGTACTACGCGAGCCACGATCTACGCGAGCGGCCAGTAGCAGCAGACCGATACATGGGAATCGCTCGCAGGATCCTAGAGAATCCGCAGCTTGTGGTCGTGAGGGAGCCAACCCGATGAACCGACCATCTTCCAAACTCCGCAAAGGCCAACTTGTCGAAGTGTTCAAGGATCCAATCACTCGCAAATACTCAGAGGGGAAAGCCAGACTCGTTGAGGACACACAGATTCGAAACGGCCCCTTGGAATTCTGGTGGGTTGAATTCCCAGATGATGAGTATTATCGTGACGTGCCTCTCGCTCGTTGGGTTAATCCCGATGATGCGAAATGACTTGGATCTGGTTCCTTGAGGACAAGGTTTGGAACTTCTTCCGCAGACATGGCGAAGTCTACACGGTGAGAAAGGCCGACCGCCAAGAGGGGATCGCTTACACGCGCCGACCGAGTGGGAAGCCGATCCGCGTCAACGTCAGCCTCATTCAGGCGCTCGTCAGCACCAAAGAGCTCGCTCGCTATGTCGAGTGGTCAGGTTTCAGCAGTCTGGATGAATGGGTTGAAGCCATTGACAGGCAACATGCGAATCTTCCGATTGAATCGCTCGCGCTCTTTCACGTCAAGGTGGCTCCGCTTTGACGTTCAAGGTGACTGATCTTCTGGTCGGCGTGGATCTGTCGAAGTATCGGAAGCGGCTTGATCGGCTCCACCGCCCTGCCATGAATCCGATCCAGATGCTTGCGCTCGAGATCCATGTCCGTCAGCGGCTCAAGGAGCTCGACCTAGACCGATTCAATGTTGACGTGGAGGGCCAGTTTCTTGATCATGTGGATCCAATGCTCACCTATGCCGAGAACAAGGCGCTGATGGATGAGCGCCTCAATGGTGTCAGGCTTTGATGTCGGCGCTTTCGGAGGAATGCCAAGGCTCCGGGCACTTTGACTGCAAGGATCCTGAGTGCGGCTGCCTCTGCCATGAAGCTGCGAGACATCACGACTGGCACGATGAGGCTTTCAGCAATCTTTTTTGATGATCACCACGCAATACCAATAGGTGACTGGTCAGATGCCAAGGAAGAGCAGGATTGAATGGACTGAGGGAACTTGGAATCCTTCAACTGGCTGCTCGAAGGTTTCTGAGGGCTGCAAGTTCTGTTATGCCGAAGCTCTCTGCATGAAGCTCCAAAAGGTTCCGATCGAGAAGTATCGGGATGGTTTCAAGTTCACGATTCATCCGCGAGATCTCGAGCTCCCCCTGCGATGGACTAAGCCTCAGATGATCTTTGTCAATTCGATGAGCGACCTATTCCATGAAGATATGCCGACATGGTTTCTGAACAGAATCTTTCGAGTCATGACCTACGCGGATCAGCATATCTATCAGATTCTAACGAAGCGACCTCAACGAATGCTCGCATTCTGTGAGCAGTACGTCAGCCAGAACGGCCCGATTCCTGAGTACGTTTGGATGGGCGTGACTGTTGAGAATCAGAGAGCGATTCCGCGAGTTGGGATCCTCAGAAGAGTGCCAGTCCAGACTCGATTCCTCAGCGCGGAGCCTTTGCTCGAATCCTTGGGGCCTCTCGATCTCAGAGGAATATCATGGGTGATCGTGGGCGGAGAGAGCGGCCCGAATCATCGCCCGATGAATCCTGTGTGGGTTCGAGAGATTCGTGATCAATGCCAAGCGCAAGAGATCCCGTTCTTCTTTAAACAGTGGGGGGGCTTGCGAGCGAAGTCAGGCGGGAAAGAATTGGATGGAAGAACTTGGCTTGAGTACCCACAGGCCGCAGTAGATAAGCTCCGTAGACAGCGCGGCCAGACCGTCCTCCAAAGTCCCGATTCAACCGCTTCGCCACAAATCCCGAGCGAGCTCCCAGATTCTTCATCATGACATCGTGCATCTGACAGATCTCTCCAACGCTCGGCGGACTGACAGATTTCCCGAGCGAATACATCTCCATGTAGTCTATGTTTCGCCACGGCCTCATGTCAACCGGGAGCCCGTCTGTGAGAGCGACGACCATCGGCTGACGGACTCGATATCGCTCGAAGAACTTGGCGACTGTGCGACCGGGCGAACCGTAGGATCGAAGTCAACGAGTGAGATATCCGAATAGCGACCTAGATGATCCTTGATGAACCGCTCGTTTTTGATAGGATAGAATTCCTTCTTGATCGAGAACTTGGCGAGCCTCTGCCGCGCTCTCTCTAAGGCTCCTTGATCATCGTCAACGAGAACCATTCGACGCGGATTCAGGCGAGCATAGACGCGCTCGCTCAAGTTGCCTTCTCCTGCATTGAGCTCAAGAATCGTTCGATGTGGACTGAGCGCCTTGGCTGCGAACCATCTCTGACGCATCTTGTTCAGATTGAGATCCTCTGGCCTCGCCCCATGTGTCGGAGCCGATTTCACTTCGAGCTCGAGTTCCGTCATTCACTTGATCTCTCCTGCGAAGAGCTCTGGCATCCAGATGAGATGTAATCCAATGCGATAGACAGGCGAGCCGAGTCTGAATTGTAGGCAGAAACATAGCCAATAGCGTTCGATTCTGAAGAGGAAATCTCCGGCGGTTATTTGATCTCCCACCAGCAGCGGCACATCACATGCGCGGGAATGATCGGAATGAAATCCTCATCCATGTCGTATTCTCCCGCGTTCTCTTCGCAGATTCCGCAGACTCGATCATCTTCCATCGTCATCCAGATCAGTTTATGCGGCTCGATTGTTTCGGGGTCAATGGGCTCAATGACTGCGACTGTTTCTTTGACGCCTGTGTTGAGGCTGCTCCATGTGAGATGATGCGCGATATCAGCGAGGCGAGCGATCAGGCCCTTGAGGGTTCGCCAGTAGTCGGGCGTTGAGCTCATCTTGAGTCATCTATGATCCTCTGAAAGTCTGACAGTCCTTGAGTACGGATTCCTTCGAGTCGGCTAGTGACTTCTGGCGCGAGCTCAAGGATTTCTTTCCCTACGACTTTGCTCGCTCGCTTCCGAGCGATCTCTAGGATCCTGAGCTGATTCGCATCTATGGCTTTGCGACCTTCGGAGAGAGCCTGATCTCGAGACAGGATCCCCTTTCGGAACTTCCTGAGAATTGACGTTAGCTTGCGAGCAAGCGATAGCTCAGCTTTGACGGGGCCACGGAATGCGGTCGAGTGCGTATGCTCAGGCGCTCCCTCTGGCAGTTGCTTGTTCATGAATCGGCCCTTGCTCGGAGCCTCCAAGAATCCGAGCGATTCACGTTGAGGGCCAACTCCGCCCGGCGCCGTCGCCATCTCTACGGGCGGAACGTCTCGCGGATACTTGATCGGGCCTGCCCTGATTGGCGGTGTTGGAACAATTCGACTTTCGACGTCGGTGACTGGATCCGTTGTCCTTCTAGGCGGAGCGAGTTGGTCGCGAGCGATCTTCGAGACCTGAGTGCCCATAGCGATTCTGTTTGTCTCATCCCTTTCCCATCGGTGCGCTCCCATTCCGCCAGAATGCAGAGGCACACGATGAGGCCGCTCTCGAGTGACTTCCCTCGCTCGCTGAATCTCTTCTGGGTTCTCTCCGCCGAGCAGAGTGCCTACTCTGCGCGGTTCGTCTGGGCGGGATCCCATCGCTCCCATCGGATAGGCATGAGGCTTTCCATGTCCTGCGTATGGGCCACGCGCAGGCGTCTCAGGGCGAGCATACTGCTTCTCGCCTTTCTTGACATGATCCTCCACGATCTGCCAGATTTGCTCTTTCGTGAATTCTGGATGCTCGCGCTGCTCTTTCCTGAACATTTCTCGAAGCTCGCGAAGACCGATACTTTGGGTGTCTGCGACTTGGATAACTTGCTTGCCAGTCTGATCCCATGTGTAGACTGGTGCGGCTCGGTCAGCTTTGTCTTCGAAGTCGTAGCTCGGTTGTCCACGAGCTCCCCAAGCCTTCGTCGCTTCTATGCTCGCTTTCTCATCCGCCGTGAATTGTCTAAGCGTGTCTTGGCCGGGGCTTGGAACTGTTGGAGGCTTCGGTGCTCCTGCACTTGGAGCTCCGCCGAATCCTGATGGGCCTCGCATTTCTGCGAGCGTGATAGCGAGAGGCTTGTCTCCCCACGGGACAGGCGGCCCGATCTTGCGTTTCTTGCGCCACTCGTTGATCGTCATCATGGCGGCTGAAAGCTCTTGCATCTCGAGCTGAGTGTCAGCGTATTCCTCTTCCTTATCCACGAAGTTGAATTGGAACTTGATGCGCGGAGAGAACTCGTTGATGACCTGATTGTTCATGACCTGCTCGATCAGGCGGAGCAGAGGAAAGACGGCCTTCCGCTTCTGAATGCGACCTTGCGCTGCCATAGCTTTGCCAGTTTCGCGGATCTCATCTTGGAATCCCATCTCGGTCGGCGTCAGCTTGTAGAGCGCCCAAACCAGCTTAGCGAACCATTCCTGCCCTTTGAGGAATTCGAGATCGCGAGCCGTGTAAGCAAGCGGGACGAACTTGGCTTCTTTGTTGAGGACTGCGACCTTGTGGAATCGGCCTTTGATCTCGGTTCGGAAGTATTCTCTGAGCCGATCCTCATCCTCTTTGCTGCCTGTGAATGAGATCACGCCTGACGGGACAGCGTACTCTTGGAACATCGTGGCATTGGTGAAAGCTGAATTGATCAGAAGATTCAGAATTGTCTCCGCGCTCTGAATCTCGGACCATCCATAGACTCCGTAGCTGCGCGGATATCGCATCGCATAGACGACTTCGTTGACGTCGAACTCGATCGGGGCGACTGCGGGATGCAGATAGGAGTATTGCCAGAGTCGGTACTCGATGCCGTTGACGTCTGTTTCTTTGAGGAATGATCCGCCATCTCGGGCGAAGATTTCTAGGAGCATTCGTTCGCCTTGTGGTCTGAGCTCGAATCCGCCAGCGGGATGCCTCTCATAGCTGCTCTCTGAGAAGCCTTTCACGATGCAGCCTGCGTCAAGCTCAAGCGAGTCTCTGAGCATGGCTCGAAAGATCGTGTTGATGGTTTCGCCTTTGTTATCGTTCGGATTGTTGAGGAAGTAGTTGACTTCATCAATCTCGTTGAGGATCTGCTCAGGCGGGGACTCTTGCAGCTTAGGATCCTTGGGCACGACCTCCCAAGGGACTTGAGCGATCTCTTCAATGATTGTGCTGGTGCACATGAAGATCCATTCAGAAGCCGCGAGAGAGCGGAGGCGGTAGATGTCTACATAGCGCGGCTGCCCTTTGAGCGGATTGTAGAACCACTCCGTCATCACGGCGCGTCTTGGGAATTCTCGCTCATCCCACCACCACGGATAGATCGTGTCCATGACGCCTTTCGAGACGGGGATCTGTTCGAGAGCTCGCGCTCGATCAGAGCTTGTCCCGCCGAAGAGCCGGATGGCTGAGACCAACTGCTACTCACTCTCTCCATCTGATTGAGACAGATGCAAGACCGTATTGTTCGCAGCCGTCAAGTTCAGGAATCTGCCAGCGAGCGTTGTATCCCCAAACTAGACCGTGACTCCACAGAAAGGAAGCTATTCGATACTTGAGCCGAAGCCAGAGGGATCGAATAGCTGAAACCAAGACCTAATCACTCCCTGATCGTGACTTTTCGGGGCCCGAAAATTGGAAACGATAGATCAGAACGAGCGAAACCACGGCGGTCTCATCGTACCATTTGGCTCCGCAGTTCTCGCAGCGGAAGAGAGGCAGATCCAGCTCTCCCTCAGAGGTTGCGACCATCTCAGGAAATTCGAAGATCTTGCCCTTCTCTCCGCAAGAGTGGCAGAAGAGGCCGGGGCGAGCGACCTTCTGAGGCTCCTGAGATCCTTCAGGCTCAGAGATCATGGGTAGATCAGTTTCTTGCATGTCTCGCAGACGATCATGGGCGGCTTAGCTTCTGCACCACGCTTAAATTGCGACCGACATTCATCAATGGATAGTGATAGCACTTGGATCAATGGTTGATTGTGTTCGGAGCTTTCGGATTGGCTATCACAGTCGGCATCTTAGTTTGGTGGCTCGACGAAAACACGACCTATCTAGGAGATCTTGTAGAGGCCCTGAAGAATCGCGTGCCTCAACTTCTTCTTGTCATTGTTGCCCTATCCATTCTCATCATTCTCCGCGGCTTGGGATTCATCTAGTCTTCAACTGAAGAGGTCTTGCACGACTAGGGGCGGAGCCATCTTTCCGGCTGCATCTGCGATTAGCGCATAGATGAAGCCGTGAAGCGCGTCGTCAGGTTCGCCTTCTGAGTGCGTGTAGTGATGATACTTCTTGCCGCTGACGGTCTCCTGTTCTTCCATCTCAATGCAGGTGAATTGGTCTATGATCCATTCGACGTCGAGCGGTTCCTTCCAAGGAATGACAAGCATCGGATTCGCTGCGCCAGTTGGATCCTTGTGCTTGATCGTCTCAATCGCGGTCTCAATCCAGAACGAGCGATCAGCGAGAAGAATCATCTGGGCGACTCGTTTGCCATATTCGTCTGTCGTTCGACGTTCGAGAGGGATCTCAGGTCTGCGAGTGTATTGGCAGCCGAGAACTCGATCAGCGAACTTCTTCTGAAGCTCTGAGACTTGGACAGCGCCATATCCGATGTCTGCCACGGCCTGTTTGACGTTGAAGAGCGGGATGAGATTGCCGATGATCTGGACTTGCTTCATCGGGTCTTTCTCATCGAATTTGCGAACGTAGATCAGACGCCACCGATTCTCTTCGTCAAGCGCCATGATCCAAGCGATTGTGAAGGCGAATTCTCCGCCTCCCCAGTCTATGCCCATGAATGATTCGAGTGGAGGATCCAGTCGCTCAAGGAGAGAGAATCCGAAGTCACGGCAGGCCAGCATATCCTCATTGATCAGTGGTTTAGCGAGTCCACGATAGAAGAGGCCGAGAACCTCGTTGAGGAATCTGCGCTCGCTTCGGTAGCGGATTCGTTTGGCTTCTATGCTGTTGGGATGAGTGGGCGGCAGGCTCTTGATCCACGGAGCGATCCGCTGATCTATGTGATATCCTGAGTAGAAGAGGGCTTGAGGCTTCTGAGGGATCCATGCGCCTGATTCTGAATCCCATTCCTTCATGTCGCTTTGCTGCCAGAGCCGTGAGAATTCGCTGCCTTCATCGCTTGCGGTTCCGACCATCACCATCGTTCCGAAAGGACTGTGGCTTAGCGCCTCTTCGAGAACGGGAAGCGCCTCGGATTGTACGTCCTGCATCTCATCTATGGCTGCGAAGTCTGCGGGAATGTTTCTGAGAGCAGCGAAGTCTCCCCAAGCTGAGATCAGATAGCAGAGTGATCCATTGGAGAAGGGGATTCTTCCGATCGCGGTTTCTCCAAGCCTCTTGACGTGCGCTTGAATGAGTTGATCCTCAAGTGTTGGGCTGTCCATTATTGCGCGTCTGAATCGGTCATGGCTGAAACGTGAGACCTGATCCATCCGCGGGGCCGTGTAGATCGCGGTTGTGTGAGGATTCGAGAGCAGTTTGTGGAGAAGCCAGTTGACGATCCATTCTGTCATCTCCATCTGACGGGATTTCACGATAATGATTCTGTGTGCGTTGTCACGGTAGATAGGCAGCAGATAGTCTCGATCCTGAAAGCTGAACGGTTCGCCTTTCAGGATCCTGTTCTGCTTTGTCCATTGAACGGGATCAGTTGGCTTCGGCTTTGCCAGAGCGTCGAGAAGACTC